GGATCGATGTAGAATACAAGGTCAGGCCCATCGTATTCGGTTTTCTGGATCTCGGTATACCATCCACTGGAACCTTCTCCACGTATGCGGAGCTTCCCGCCTTGCTTCGATGACAGTTCGATCTTTACGATATCATTATCCATATTATCGGAACTGAATATCTTTGCTTTGTCGGCAGCTTCCCCGATGCCTTCGGGTAGTGTAGTCTTGGTTCCCTTGATCTGTAAGAACTTATCGAGCGATGGGAACTCTTCAAGTGTTCGGCGGCAAGAGATAACTACCCCTTCCTTATTTGAGAAGTGTACCCATGATGGAGATACGGATATCTTGGTAGCCCCTAACTCTTCGATGGATGCCAACGCTTCTGCCCTAATCAACAATGAAGACTTGATAGGTAGATCAATCTTGTAACGGCCTATCTGCACGTTGTTGAAAGCCTCGACATGATTAGGGTGTAAGTGTACGCAAGTCAAAGCTACGTGCATACCATCGCCGGTCGAAGCACAACTACGGACCATGCCTACGGCTTCGGTAAACCCTTCTGGAAGTTTTCTAAATGACTTAGGATCTTCTCCCGTTGTTAGTGGTAACGTGACCTCTGCATCCATTCGGATTCCTGATCTCTTCCCGCCAGTCTTTATGATGAGTTCGTCTTTCTTCTGTTCCACGTCTACCATCTTGGAGTCTAACTTGGTAAGCAGTGTAAGTAATGCCGAATACTGTACTGCCCCTTCTACATCCTCCAAGACTGTAGGAGCCTTACAGAATATCTCATCGTTGAAAGTGTGAATATACCCACCAGAAAAGACAAAGGCATTCGACTGCTCGACGATCTCTTTATGAGATATCCCAGCCTTTACAGAGAGTAGTTGGCCTAGTAATACTTCGCGTTCAACTTGCATGGAAATAACCCTTAGAAAAGAAAAGACCCGGTAGGGGTGGCACGAACTCCCCAGTAAGCAAACCACCCCCACCGGAAGCAATAATTTAGATTAAGATTTTGTACTTTGCAGGATCACCGGCTCTTTTGCTGGCTATCCGCTGTATGTGATTGTTACGGATCAGTACACGAAGATGGGACCATACACGCTCATAGTAAATGCCGACCTCTTCGGAGATGTAGCGGACGGTGTACGACTTCCCTTTCGTTAGTAGTTTGTTGATTGCGAATCCTTGTGACTTGTCACCAGTACCGAAGCGGTCGAATTTCTGGATTCGCTGACCTTCTCTAAGTGGCTTAGGCTTGGCTTTCTTAGCAGCCTTGGAGGTAACTGGTTTCTTCTTTTGCGTTTTAACCGGAGCTTTCTTAGTTGTAGGTTTACTTTTCTTCCTAGGAATGGATTCCTTAGTTGGTGGCTTGGCTTTCTTCTTAGGAGCTACTTTCTTAGTTGGTGGTTTACTTTTCTTCCTAGCCGGTTGTTTCTTAGTTGGTGGTTTGGTTTCCTTCTTAGGAGCTACTTTCTTAGTCGGTTTCTTCTTTTGCGTTTTAAGCGGCTTTTCCGGCTTAGTGGCCTCTGTAGTCGTTTCAGGGGGAGATGTCGCAGGAGAATCAACTACAGGCGGCTTGGTGTCTGTTCCAGCATCGTTCGTGATTGTGATTTCCATACCTTCAATCTTGGCTCCTTTCAAAAGATTGAAAAGATCGACATGATCCTCATGCACTGGATGTGTTTGAATATCTTCTGACAATGCTTGGATTTTCTTTTGGAACCTAGCCTTGTTCCATTTCTTAGCGGTCTTGAACCCGAGAGATTCAAAGAGGCCCACTAGGGCAGTTCGTGATATTTGCATTGCTTCCCCTTACAGATCAATGATTGTTATTGCTTCCATTGTTATTATCGCCACGACTTCCATTCTCGTAACAGCATTCTAAAAGTTTTCAAAATAAACTACAGATCGCCGGGGATGCGATGTCGAAACATCCCGCAACGTAGACGCATTCCGATTCCTGAAACTTCCCCTTTCGAGCTACTAGCCAGTTCAAACGCTGCAACCCCCTTTTCTTTTCTTCCCCCGTTTGATTCAATCCTAGCATCCCTGTTACATGCCCATACTTTCGTTTGTCCTCTGAGAAATTCGCCCGGCCTAGTGTCTTTTCGGTATAGCTTTTCGCATCCGCTTGTGTGGCGGTGATGACTAGGCAATGGTAGATCTGAGATAATGCCCGTAATGCTTTCCAGTTTTCATTGATCCTTTCCCGTGGATCGACTACGCCGGGCGGGGGTGCTAGGATGTCGGCGTAATCGATAATGATTACATCGGGTACGAACCCTTCTCGATCCCAGTTTTGCAAAATCGAATGAATGCCTTGGACAGACAACGTGCTATTCGCATGGCACGATAGTTTCCATTTCGATTCGTTAGTTCGTAGATGCCCTTTCACTAATCGTTGGCTAGTGGTCCATGCCTTGTCGATATCTAGTCCCTCGTCGTAGGTCATTTCCCGTGGTGACACTACAGGCAGTTCCTCGCCCGGTTGTCGTTTGATTCGCTTAGGTATGTAAATCGTCCCTGGATCTATTGGATGCCTAGCTATCCGAGTAAGGAAACGCTCCATCACATCGTCTTGTGTGTTGTCACCTGCATCGAAGTAAGCCACGTTCTTCTTTTGTTTGATGGCTTGGAATGTCATATCGATGAGCCAAGTAGACTTCCCCATTTTCTCCGGTGCAAGGATAGCTATGAACCCTGTACGCCTAAGTCTGTTAGTAAAGAACTTACCTAAAGCCCCTGGATATATTATCAGTGGCGGTTCTTTCGCACGATCCAAAGCAGAAGCCATAGCTTCTTTATCATGAAGCACATCGATGGTAGATCCTACACCTAGCTCGACTCTTCCAAAGTTCGTAACTCGGCTATTCGCTTTGTCAGTATCCCCGTTCGCTAGATCTCCTTTGATTTGTTCGGAGAGTTGGGTTAGCTTGTTTCGATTAAATAGCGTACCAGCCATATCAATTACATGGTCGGCGTTGATATCTTCGGCTTGACCTTCGTACTCGTCGCTGAGTTCGTCTAGGAATATCTCCACCAGTTCTACAGTAGCTTCATCCTTCTGAGTTGTTACCCATGACTCGTAGAGGGCCTCGATGTTCTTCTTTGGGGCTTCCTTGTATTTGATGAAGTAATCGATGGACCATTGCCCGACAAGGCTACACCACTTCGTAGAGAAGTAATCTTTCTTCCAGTTGTTGGCGATCCTTCCGAGTACGTGATTGTCTACCACCATGCCGATCAGTACGCGGCGTTCATCGTCACTATCAAACTCTTCAACTTCCATGTCTTTAGTCTCCGTTATCACTTTACATGCTTAGAAAGAAATGCTTCTTTGTCGTCGCGATATTCCCGCAACATGACAAAGACAGCAAAGGTATGTTCCATAGGAGGTTTCCATTTTCCATGTGCATTTAATCTCTTGGACAATTCACTGTCAGTAGGAGAATATCCTTCATCCACTAATTGATGAAACAGTTGATCCCCATCCTCTGTCAATTCTAATCCATGCACCTTCCCTAGACCTAATTCGTGAAAGACTAGGATCGTTCCATAAACCCAGAGATCGACTCTAGCTTTACTATCCAACTCTCCAACGTTCATATTGTACTATCCTTCAAACAAGAAAGTTCCTAACGCTAGGTATTCATCTAGTTGATTGATTACCCATCTGCGGTCTTTGTGGCTTTGGGTTTTGTAATTGTAGTCCACTCCAGAGAACACCCACTCGGACTCTTCCTCTATCATGCCAAATTCTAAAGCAGTAACGCTCGTTATTCTGTACAAGCCTTTGTCATCCAGAAAACTGTTTTCTTTTATCAATAGTTCATACCAACCACATGCACAAGCTATCGTTCCGCAGTCCATGACAGCATCGAACCTATCGAAAAACTCTTCATCTGGTTCTTGTGAATACTGGTCCCGAATGAAAATGGTTATGTCAAACGATTTGTCGTCAATCACTATGAGCATATCCCTCATGATCTTAACGTTGTCTAACTGTTCTGGCGTTGGATTCATTTCAAGTCTCCTATGATTTCCATTAACACATCCCATCTCTTCGTTGATCCGCTGTAGCTGTTACATATTGATTTGCAATCTCTTTGGAATCTTCGATGTGATACGCTAAAGACAAACGGCTTCAAGTTACCACTCCACCCGTCCCACGTCAGTACATCATCCCGTCCTATCATCATCCAATTCGTAACGAAGTGATCGGGGTCTGCTCCAAATTGGCTCCTAAGATGTTTCGCAAACTCCAAGAGTAACTGCCTCGAATGCTTTGTCATCTTCTGATATACTTCCGTTTGTTTGATCGATTCCGGTTTCGTTTGTTTCACGAACTTCTGGAAGTTATCTACACTGGCTTGGATGGCGTAGGGTAACTGTTCCTCCGATCCTTTGGGCCAGTGCTTTCCCTCTAACTGTGTTAGGATAGATTTACCAACCTTTGACAATTCCACCACGGGAATAACATTCCTCGACATGGCATCTTCGATCTGTAAGAACTTATTCCGAAAGGTGGCAGGACTGTAAGCCTTTGGTGTATACTCATCATCCATATTCTCACAGTACCAAACGAGCGTATCTCGTATCCGAATGGCATCCACTTCATCCGATTCTCTCAGTAGTCTAAATTCCTCATTCCACCTCTTTAAAGAATACCGTCTGGCGATACCCTTCTTTCGCTTGATGGCGTCCAGTAATATCATTGAATTTTCTATGTCGGATTGATGGCAATTCTTCTTTGATGGCAAGTCTATAAATCCCATTTCTGAAAGCTCCATTTTGTATCGGTCGGACATATATCTATTCTTTGTTCTAATACATAGTAGGGGAGGGGTGCACTGGAGTGCATGGTTGGGGTGCACTGGAGTGCATGGTTGGGGTGTTTTAGGGGTGCACTGGAGTGCATGGTTGGGAGTTAGTATTCGGTTCTTCCCTTTCCCTTCTGACACCACCAAATCCAGTTCCTTTAAGTGTGTTAGTATGTATTGAAGTCGTCTTGTCTTTATCATCATCTTTCCAGCTAGATACTGGTTACTTGCAAAGCATTTATTACCCCCACTACTCAGTGATTCTATGAGAGCCATAAGCACTAACTCTGTTAGTGATATCTTCCTTTCATGGAATATATCCCAGTAACGGGAATCGATCCACAATCCACTCTGATTGTCTGCCATATTGTTAGTCTCAAGTGTGTATGATTCAGTTCAATAACTGTCTTAGTGCTTTCGTCTCTTTCGGCTTTGCTGATCCTGGATCTTTTGCGTCTAGTTGTACATTTAGTGTCTGGCCTGGATACGCTTGTAGAGTCTTACAAATAGCCCTAGCCCTCTTCTGGGCTTCTGGTTCGTTGTCGAAACAAATAACACGCTTAGGGTATTTGCTCATCCTCAAGATTTGATCCGAAGTGTGATCGGCTCCATACGTTGCTACACTTCCAGGACCCGTTCGCCAAACGTCCGTAGGTCCTTCGTGTACGATGATCGAATGTCTACAGTAATCCTCTCCATACAGGGTAGACTTATGCGGGTAGGCTTCATCCAATAGGCTTGCGGATTGATACCTCAAACCTTTATCGTGTATGAGTCGAGTGGTCCAAGATACTTCCTTACCTTCAAGGATCACTGGAATGTAGATACGCCAAGGCATACTACTAACTTGGTTAGTACCTAGTAGGTTCCATAACCTTACCAGTTTCTTTGAATCGAATCCCCTAGACCGTAGGTACTGTTTGTGACAGTGTGCAATAGGAGCCACGCCTTTAGGTCGTTTGAGTTTGCCCTTGATCTTTGTGGTGGTTATCGAGTAATCAGTTTTTAAGTCTGTTAGATCAGATCGCCACTCCGTTAGGGTTCTCTTCGTTAGGTTTGCTAGGACCCAAGCGAGAGAGAGACGCCCACACTTCCAGCAGTTAGCATACAATCTGGTTTCGTGTATACCTAAGTGGTACTCTTGGGAATCGGGACCACAGAACGGGCAATCGATTTGAACTCTATTGCGTGTAGAATGTCGATGACCTTCTGGAGCCTGTTCGATTCCATGCTCTATGAGGATGTCTCTAAGTATCATAACGCTTTCCTATTTCGTGAAGTAATGCTTTCCTAGCTGTCTTCATAGCTTGGTTCTTGTTGTCGGTATCAGAAGTACAGTCCATCACTAAAGCTGAGTAATAATCAGCCGTGGCTACCTGTAGTTTGTGAACCAGTGCTAGCATATTAGCGGGTATAGGTATGATGGAATATCCGCAGAATGGGCAGTATTTCATATTACGGATACCATACATATCTACGCCACTGCCTAGAGTTTCCCATGAGCCATCCTTTTGTATTGATAACACGCCACGGTTCACGTACACTGAAAAGTCATTACAGCAATACTTCATAACTTCCCCTTAGATACTAAGTGCATTAGTTCAATGATCTTGTCTTGCATGGTAACACCACCACTAGCACAAGCCGCCTTAAACTTTTGTTTCAAGTCCACTGGAACGCTTACCACCAATGGCGTATCCTCTACGCTCGTTTCTTCTTTCGACATTTGTCTGGCCTCCTATAGTAAGAAATCAATTTATCCATGATGTTCAATTCGATAGAGTCTTCATCTCCATCGTAGATCATATTAAGATCCTTCTGTTTTGTTTCGATTCGTCTCATTATCCGTTCTTCGATTGTACCCGGCACCAAATGAAAGTAGGCATTGACTGGCATCGTTTGGCCTATCCTATCGACTCGCTTGATGGCCTGTAGATGATGTCCAGGAACCCAGCTTAGTTCTAGGAATGCAACCGTAGAAGCCGCTACTAGATTAGTACCTACCCCGGCAGCCTGTATGTTTCCGATCATTGTCCTTGTGTTGGGATCGTTCGTGAATTGATCGATAGATGCCGTTCGTTCCTTCATCGTCTTTGTGCCGTTGATAACCACGCTATTCGGAAACTGTTTGTGTAATCGATTGACAACTGCCCGATGGATAACGAACAGTATGATTTTCTCATCGCAACCACTAAGCCAGTTAGTTACCCACTCGATAGAATCATCCAGCCTTGCCTTGACTACCGATTGCAATAGTTTACGAATCTTTGAGTGTTGTACTTTCTCTTTCGTTTCGTTCTTTGGTTTGTACTTCTTTGTCCATTCCTCGAACTCGCTTTCTATCTTGTGATACATATCGAGATTGGGTTTGAATGGTACAACGTGCATCGACATCTTAGGCAAGTCTTTCAAGACATCGGCTTTCCTTCTGCGAATCATTACGTGGGTTCGTAATTGCTTATTGAGTTCCTCTCTGTTACTAGCCCCTTTGAATACCCATCGTCCACGCTCCATTGTAGGGTCACAAAAGTTATGTCCGAACTGATAGTAGTTGTTCCAAATGTCAGGGCGTAACATGTTCAGAACAGGATAGAGTTCTATCGGTCTGTTCGTTGCCGGTGTTCCCGATATAGCCAACTTGTTTGGGATCGTCTCTGCGAGCTTCTTAATCCTTTTCGTTCGGATAGACGCCATGTCTTTGATGTACTGGCATTCGTCAAGTAGGATAGCCTGGAAGCCAAACCAGTAGAGGAACCTACCCCAATGCTTCACGACGTCATAATTGATAATGACAAGTTTAGGAACCTTATCGAGTGTCCGCAAATCGAATCCCTGCCTACCACTCAATACAAGGGCGTCTGTTCGTATGTGCTGCCGTGCTTCCCGTTTCCAGTTCTCTTTGAGGAATGCAGGACAGACGACGAGAGCCGGGACTAGGTGGCCTTCTCGGACCCATCGTAAGCCTTGGAGAGTCTTACCTAGTCCCATCTCATCCGCTAAGAGGCAATGACCCCCTAACGCTTTGATAGCGTCGATCCCTTCCCGCTGATACGGGAAAGGCTTTGTTAAGTGATCCAAGCTCATAAGGCTTGTGCTACCTCATCGAAAGCCAAACGTACACGACGGGTACTCCATCCTAAGCCAGTTAGGTAGGTGAGTAGTCCACGTCTAGGGGTAGCATTTTCCATCGCGTGGATTAGATCTTTAGGGGCATCGAGTACAAGGGATGCGATAGACCTAGCGTCATCCTTCATACCTTCTAAGAGATCTAGGAGAGGGGCAGGTGGATTGTAAGAGTCTTCGACATCGGGGGTATAATCGACTTTCACAATTCCATCCCTACGGAGTTGACGGCGTATCAATGAACATCGACGATTGAATAGGCATCGTGTATACCAAGTGATGAACTTTGATTTCGATTCGTCGTAGTGTTTGTAGGCTTTGACGAACTCTACATTTGCGATAGATAGCAGATCGTCCCTATCTCCAAGCAAAGTTCCGAACTGTTTAAGAGTCTGATTGATCCAAGCGTAGATAGTTCCTTGGTGTTGGCTGTACATCGTTTCGGCGTTAGTCATTAGTCTCGTCTCCGTTCTTAGGTAGTATAACTCTGGGATCACGCTCCATCGCATCCATACGATTAGCGAAATGTTGGGCTTTCTTCTTACACTTAAACCATGCACTACGCTCTTGCCCATGAACGTAGTACACTACTTCGATCTCGTCCTTATCCAGTGGCATTAGCTTTCGCAACCTCCATTCTGTCAGTTCCTAGTATCTCCAAAATCTCATTGATCGATTCGTCATCGGTGTCGAGTTCCAATACTTTGTTGATGTCATAGTCTAAATTAGTGACATATACCCATCCCCAAGTTGACATGTAATCGAACCAATCGAAGTCTTCGGGCCTGGAGTCATGCTCGCCTTGCATGATTTCATCGATCAATGTGCAAATGTTGTTTTCGTAATGTTGTTTTCGTTGTATCCTCTATCACGATTGAAAGTCTTATTTGCAAATATGGTTGCTGGCGAGTCGCCTTGAGTTACTAACTTGATTAGTGAAGACTCAAAGAAATTCTGCTTGTGCCAATGGATCTCTTCGATGAGTTCTCTAAACTGTGGTTCCCTCTGATACCAATGATTGAGACTTGACTTGGTGATTCCAACCCTAGCACATGCCCTGGAAGCGTTAAAGTTTTCAGATACTAACGCATGTAGGAATAGATGTTGCCTTGCGCGTAATCCCTCACGGGCGAAGATAGCATCCATCTGTACTTGTGGATTGGTGGAGTCGATAGCTTCGATCTCTTCAAGGATTTTCTTTAGATGTTCGGGGAGTTGTTCGTAGATGTAATCGATGTATGTGGTGGTTGATGGTATTAGATTCTTTTGGGCTTCAGCCTTTCGTCGCTTCCTTGCTGCTAAGATCGCTTTCTTCAATGCGGGCTTTTGATTCTTCCATCGAACTATTGTAGTTTGGAGAACGCCTAGCCTCTTTGCTATCGATAGCTCGGATTCGTTATCGAGGATGCCTTGGTAGATAGTGATGTAGAAATCATCGTTCCATCGTACCGGCTTGGATCGTTTCTTCTTTGTCATGTCGCTAGTCTCTCCTTGCTAACAGTGTAGCAGAAAAGAAAACTGTCCGATAGGTACTAGGTTTTAGACTGTATTTGTAGGGGTTTGGAATTACTTTGGATATTCTTTTGGATTTCCTTGTATTGGGGTTGCTGTAAGTTCTAACAGTTCTTATATTACTTGAAGTGAGCAACGAACCCCAAACGGAGACGAAAGCAATGAACGCAACACAAAGAACACAAGTAGTAGACGCAAGACAACAACGGGCCAAGGCTGTTACTTCACTAGGACTGGGCCAAGCCGTTAGCGTTATGGGCATTGATACAGTTATGATGCACGAAGATGAAGCCCTACCTATCGGCCTCGGACATTTGCTCCATGACGTCTGGAATACTAAAGGTATCAATCCTTTGGAAATAGCGATAGCCGCTTTGGAAGATGCCAACTATCACACGGTAGTAGCTAAACTACGAATCATCTTAGACGAAATGAACTAACCCCAAACGGGAGCCTTCCACTGTGGAGGGCTTCCAACCTTAACCCCAGAACCGGAGACTAAAGCAATGAACAAGGTACGAGACACACTATTCATCTACTACGACCGATTAGCATCCGCTACAGTTGCTAATTACTGTCTAAGAGAAGACAATCCCAAAACAAACTTAGAAATCAGTTACGTTGGAAATGCTATCATCATCGACGATGGAGACTACATCCACATAGACATTCGCGAAGATTACGAAAACAACATTTGCACATTGATCGATGAAATCATGCAAGGCGAGCATGACTCCAGGCCCGAAGACTTCGATTGGTTCGATTACATGTCAACTTGGGGATGGGTATATGTCACTAATTTAGACTATGACATCAACAAAGTAT